TACTCATGGAGGGGACGCTTGGGATGCGGGACGCGGGGCGGCAATACCTGCCGCAGTATCCCAAAGAATCCGATGAACGCTACCAGACGCGCCTCGCCAACTCCGTTCTCTATGATATGTTTAGGGATGTAGTGACGACCTACTCGGCGCGGCCGTTCTCTGCTCCGGTCCAGTTGGCCGAGGACGCGGATATATTTTTTCAGATGCTCGCTCAAAACGTTGACTTGACGGGGCGCAACCTGACGACGTTTGCAAAGGAGCGATTGCAAGACCTGCTTGTCTACGGCAAGACGCATATCCTCGTCGAATATCCGAACACAACCAAACTACAGGATATGCTCGGACGCGAGTTAACACTGGCCGACGAACAAGAGCTACAACTGCGGCCCTACATGGTCGGCCTCTCGCCGCCGTCGGTAATAAACTGGCAGGGCGAGCGCATCGGAGGGGTTGAGCAACTGACGCGGTTGCAGGTGCGCCACGTTGTCGATGTGCCGTCCCAGACAAACCGATGGGCAACGCGTCCGGTGCATTATGTCGTTGTCTGGATGCCGGACATGATCGAACTCTGGGAGCGTATCTCGGGCGAGGATGAAAACGAGCAGTGGGAACAGGTCGCAGAATACCCCAACACGCTCGGCAAGATTCCACTTGTGACGATCTACGCCAACCGCAAGGGGTTGCTTGAATGCGAGCCGCCCCTTGAGGGCTTGGCGCATCTCAACGCTAAGCACTGGCGCAACCAGTCCGATCAAGACAACATCGAATCCGTTGCGCGTGTGCCGATGCTTTTCTTTCGCGGGTTCAGTAAGGAGGATGTCGCATCGGTCGAGATTGGGCCATATAAAGTCTTTGGCAACAAAGACCCACAGAGCGATGTCGAGGTCATAGAAACCGACGGGTCAGCCGTCAAGGTCGGCTCGGATGCGCTCCGGCAGTTAGAGCAACAGATGCAAAGCCTTGCACTGGCTCCGGTCGAGCGAAAAAGCGGCAACCCAACCGCTACAGAACTGGCGATTGAAGCAAGCCGCGAGATCAGTGACCTTGAGGCATACGTCATGCTATTAGAGGACGGACTACAGCAAGCCCTCGCCCTGTCGGCTAAATGGTCTGGACGTGCTTTGGATGCTCCGGCAGTATCCATCAGCGAGGATTTAGGCTATAGTGCGGCGACGGGCCGCGAACTCGAGGAGATCCGCGAGGACTATAAACTCGGCGTATTAGATCGCCGCACTTATCTGGCCGAGCGCAAGCGACGGGGGTTATACCATGAGGCTGTCGATGTTGAGCAAATACTGGCAGGGCTTGAAACAGAAAGCCCTTTCGTTATTGAGGCATCTATTTGAATAAGCAGGTAGATCTCCGCGACCTTGGCGACTCGTTGACACTCAACGAGGAAGTCATGGATCGCGTGATACGGCATCAGGCCTATTTGCAACAGTTGGGCGGCACCGAGGTCAAAAAGATCAACGCACTGCTCGATGATCTGGAGCAAGACATTCTCGCGCAGTTGATACGCCGTTACGAAAAGATCGGGCGCATCGGCGTAGATCCCGGCGTGGCGACAACGGTGCGGATGCGTAAACTTTTTGGCTATTTGCGAGCGATCAACGACCGACGATTCCGCGAGGCGCGGCAGGGCTTGACTCCATTGCTTGCAGAGCTTTCGCGGGATGAGGCCAATTGGGTGGCTGACCTTCTTGACGAAGCCTCTCCGGTTGTCTTGGATACGACTATCCCATCGGCTGAATTGTTGCGGTCGATTGCGATCAATACACCGATAGAAGGCACGCCGTTGACGGAATGGTTTAGCAAGTTGCAACGCTCAACACAGGAAGAACTCGAACGTGCTATAAGATTGGGCGCGGCAGAGGGGCAGACAGTCGGGCAGATGGTGCAACGGGTGCGCGGAACAAGAGCCAATAAATTTACTGATGGCATCCTTTACACGACGCGGCGCAAGGCCGAGGCCATCGTTCGCACCTCAATCAACAATGTGTCAAACGCGGCCCGACAGCAGACGTTTGCAGAGAACGACGATATTATAAAGGGCATCAAATGGGTGGCGACCTTAGACACGCGCACCTGCCCCGAATGCGGAGGCCTTGATGGAAAGGTGTATAAGCCCGGCACGGCGCACCGTCAGCCGCCAGCCCATATTAATTGCCGGTGCACAATGACACCGGTTCTAAAAAGCTACCGCGAGTTAGGGCTTGATGTGGCTGACGCGCCGGTCGGTGCTCGCGCATCAATGAACGGCGCAGTTCCGTCAGATGTGACGTATAATAAATGGCTCCGGCGACAACCCAAAGAGGTGCAAGACCAGATCCTTGGACCGAATAGGGCGGCCCTTTTTAGGGGAAACAAGATAAAAATAAACGAATTCACTAACAACAACGGGAAACTGCTAACACTCCCACAATTAAAAGCTCTTGAAAAAAGAAAAAGAGAATAGTAAAATAGTACAGGCGCGAGTCGCCTGTATCAACTAAAGCCCTGCCGAGTTGCAGGCTGTCACCGAAGGGGATATAATGCTAAAAGCCGTATATGAAACCACCGACGAGATACCGGAAAACTTGAGAGAATATTATGCGGAATCAGACGCGGGTGGTTATATTTTGTCAGTATCCGACGAGAGCGGATATGCGTTGGAAAATGTGCAAGGGCTTAAATCCACGCTCGGCAAACTCAAAGACCGGGCGACCAAAGCAGAGGAGGGCTTGAAGCAGTACTCTGCAATAGGGCGAAGCCCGCAAGAGTTGGCCGAGGCGTTGCAACAACTGGAGTCGTTGCGTATCACGCAAGGCGAGGAATCCGAGGCAATATCACGGATGAGGGCCGAGCTTGATAATGTCAAACGGTCTGCGCGTGAGAATATCGAACAGGCTACCGCGCCCATTCAAAGTCTGGCCGATGCTCGCATGGAGCAGATTAAAGACTTGCTAATTGACAGCCAGTTGCAAAACGCGATCATAGAGGCCGGAGGCAATCCGCGTCTTTTGATGCCGATACTAAAAAATGAGGTCCGCGCACGCACTGACGAAGACGGGAAGGTCATTGTAGAGATTGTTGACGCTGACGGCACGCCGCGAGTAAAAGGAAAGGATCTTGCACCTATGGGGTTTTCAGACCTCGTAGCGGAGCGAAGAAACGACCCGGACCTTGCGGTCGCGTTTAAGGCGAACGGTCATTCTGGAGGTGGCACAACGCCCGATAGCACTGCACGACAGGGCGGGGCGCGGCGTGAGTTTACGCCGGAAGAAGTTGCATCGATGAGTTTAAGCGAATACAGACAGGCGCGAGAACAAGGGCTTATCCCTGCATAGCGCCTTAATAAATAAAGGATTTTTTTAAAATGGCTAACACGTTTCTAACTCCCAGTATTATCGGTCGCGAAGCCCTGTTGATTCTTGAGAATGAACTGGTGGCGGCTAATCTGTTCAACCGCTCGTATGCTGACGACTTTCGCGGCGCAAAGGTTGGCGATACAATCTCTGTCCGTGGCCCTGCATCGTTTACCGCGCAGGAGTTTACCAGCACGACGACCACGCAGGATGCTACCGAGTCGAGCCGCAGCTTGACGCTTGAAAAGCATTTTGACGTAACGTTTGCCGTTACGTCCAAGCAGTGGAGGCTTGACTTGGCTAACTTTCGCCAGCAGTTGCTTGAACCGGCTGTTTCCGCAATCGCGCAGGGCATTGACAGCTATATTCTCGGCAAGGGTTCCCAGATTCCTAACTTTGTAGGGACCGCTGGAGATCCGCCCGACTCACTGGCTGACATGGTGGGCGTGGTTAAGAAGCTCGACGACCTCAAGGTGCCGACGCGTGGACGCATCTCGATCATCAACAGTCAAGCAAAAGCCGATATGCTCGGCAATGTTACGCAGGTCCTGCAGGCCGATCAGCGCGGCGACGGTGGCTCCGCTCTCCGCGAGGCGAGCATGGGACGCATTCTGGGTATGGACTACTACATGGACCAGAACATCGCCACGCACGACACGAACGGCCCGACCGGTTACCTCGTCAATAATGGCGCAGGCTATGCCGCCGGTGCTACGACCCTGACGGTTGACACGGGTAGCAATACCATTGTCGCTGGCGATGTTTTCACGGTTGCAGGCGACAGCAAGCAGCACGTTGTCCTGTCCACGAACGGCTCGACCTCTATCACGATTGAGGAGACCGGTCTGGGTGCCGCCGTTGCCGACAACGCCGCTTTGACGTTCCAGACGACCGATCACGTTATGAACATCGCCGGACATCCGAATGGCTTGTCCTATGCCGTTGTTCCGCTCGAACTGCCTGCAGGGGCGGCTCGTGCTGAGTATGTGGCCGACCGGGGTCTGGGCTTGCGTATCGTCTTTGACTATGACGGTTCGACCAAGACCGACACAATCAGCATTGATGTGCTCTGTGGCGCGAAGGTTATACAGGGTGACCTGTTGACCCGTGTATTGGGCTAATCCCGCGTCTTGAGGTAACCTTATCAGTAAGGGGCAGGGGGCGACTTCTGCCCCTTACTTAAAATTAGGGGCAATAATGGAAACTAAAGAACTATACAAAGGCGACGAGACGGTTGTTGTAGATGCCGGATCGGATGCGGAGAAATATTGGAAGGGCGAAGGCTATAGCGAAGAAAAAGCCAAGCCGAAAAATCGCGTCACACTACGCGGCAAGAAATTAGAACCCACAGGCGGCACCTCGGACGAGGAAAAATAAATAAATGGCTCTTATTGTAGAGGACGGTTCGGTCGTCCCCAATGCCGATAGCTATATTTCGGTCGCCGATGCGACAACGTACTTTGAGAACCACAGCGACCCTCGACTCTGGGCGAACTCGCAACTTGATGTCAAAGAGGGCGCACTGCGTTATGCGACAACGACCCTTGACGGGATGTTTAAGTGGACGGGCGAGGTATTCAGCTTAACGCAACCGCTTGGGTGGCCGCGATCAGATGCGACCGATAACGAGGACCGCACAATAGCGACCAACTCCGTGCCGGAGCGCGTCCGACAAGCGACCTGTGAGCTTGCCCTACTACATATCAGCAAGCCCCTTAACGAGAATTATGACAGGGGCGGCGATACTAAAATGGAGCAGGTCGGCCCCGTGCGCGTAGAGTATTTCTCCGGTGCCTCTGTAGAGCCTTATTTGCCGATTCTGATGCGTATCCTCGGCGGTCTGGGAACTTGGCGCGGTGCTATGACGGGCGACTTAGACAGGGCTTAGGGGCGACCAAATGAATGAAGCGGCAAAGGCTGACATGGCCCTAAGACTTATCAAGAACCTCGGCACGACGTACGACATAAACAGAGACACGCAGACTCCCGTCTCAGCTACGCCGTGGAAGGTGCAGTCCACCGCAACGACCAATCAAAGCGTTTACGGCATCCTCGACGACTTCACGCACTCACAGAGGGATGGCGTAGTCATCAAGGACTCAGACCGTCAATATATCATAGCGGCGAAAGGTGACAACGGCGACTTCATACCCGAGCCGGGTGACGAGTTTGTAGATAACTCTAAAAAATTAGAAGTGGTCGCCGTCAAGACGGTAAGGGCCGGAGCGACGGACGTTGTATATTATCTCCATACGCGGGCCTAATGTCGAACGAGCGTAATATTGAGGTATTTAGCCTTGCCCTTGACGAGGCCTTAGAGGCGGCACAAGAGAACGCCAACAAAGTTAAGCGCACGGTTGCGCTTGACCTACTCTCACGCATTGTAGACCGCACTCCGGTCGATACAGGGCGAGCAAGGGCCAACTGGCAGGTTTCCCTTTCGTCCCCTCGGCTTGGTGAAACCTCATATACCAACGCCGACAAAATACCGCAAGGGAAACAAGAGTCTGCTGTAGCCGGTCGCACTAAAGCTAAAGGGGCGGCAATACTAAGAAATGCCCAAGAAGGCCAAGACATTTGGATCACTAATAATCTGCCCTACATCAACCGCCTTGAGACAGGCACATGGAGCGATCAAGCCCCGCAAGGGATGGTTGCTATATCTATTGCAGAAGTTCAGCAAGCCATAACATTAAGGCGTGATTTATGAGTTTCTCCGACACCTATGATACGATCTTGACCCGCTTCAAGGGTCAAATGGACACGCTCCGGCCTTTGGTGCCGATAGCGTGGCCGAATATGCCGTTCGACCCGTTAGACGACTTTGACCCTGC